GACTTCGTGCCCGCTGGTGCGGTCGGCATGGGGTACGTGTCACCGGGGTACGTGTGATGCTCGACGTGCTCTGCGACGCCTGCCACGCCGACGCTCACGACGCCTGCCAGCGGGGGCTCTGCCTCTGCGAGTGTCGAGAGCACCCGTCGACTCTCGCGGCGCTGACGGGTGTCCCCGACGGGATCGGCCCCCCAACCGATACTTGACGTTCGTCTAATAGACGCATATCCGCTGGTGCAGCGGCGTATAGTGCGCGTATGGAGCGGTACTCGACGACGCAGGTCGCTGAGCGGTCCGGTGCGACCTACCGACAGTTGGACTATTGGGCACGCAACGGGGTGCTCGAAGGGTCGGTCACGCTCGGCAACGGTTCCGGTTCCCGCCACGTCTACTCAGCAGCCGATGTCGAGCGGGCGCGTGTCGTTGCTGCCGTGTCGCAGCTAGGCGCGACGTCGCCGATCCTCGCGGCGCTCGTCGAGCACCTGTCTGGTGACGACCTCCATTCGTGGCCGCTGCTCCTGTTCGTCCTCGTCGACGGCACCGTGTCCGAGACGATCGTGCCGGGCGTCGCCTGCTACGTCGTCGACGTCGGCGGGCTGTGCGCCGCAGGGTTCGGCCGGCATCGGGTCCGCGCCCCCGCTGCGTAGCGGGCTAACGTTTCTCATGCCCCGCGACGACGCCCACACGCTGCGACGGGCCGCGTTCATCGTCACCGCCCGGCAATCGAACAAGCTGATGACGCGGCTACTAGTGCGGCTGCTGTTCCGGGTCGCACGGCAGATCGAACGTGAACACCCACCGACGAGCCCGGTCCGCTGGTCCGGTCAGGATCAACGCGACTCAGGTGCGCCGCGTGTCCTCCGCGACATCGGCGTGTCACGCGTCACCTACCACGGCGGCGGCCGGTAGCGGGCTAACGTCTGCGGGTATGGCGACTGGTAGCGCTCCGGCTTTCGTCGATATCTGGCGAGCGTGGGACGAGAAAATGGCAGCGATGCCACAATGGCCGCGCCGTCCACCCGCGAACTACGGGCAGACCGAAACGGAGCGATTACTCAACGCCACGAAGGTTCTCGCCGCTGAGGCCGATGTGCCTCTGCTCGTATTGCAGCGTCGCATGAGTGAGCAACGCCGCGCAGGGAAGTCATACGACGAATCGCTCACAGCAGCGCTGCGCCGGTAATGGCGGCTGGCCTGTCGCTATCGCGGGCGACGATCACTCCCGACGCTGGTGAACCGTGGGTGAAGGTGTCGATCGTCGTCCGTCAGAACGTCGGCCGGATACGCCGCGGACACGAACTGCTCGCTACCGCCGACGTCGCCGCTGTCGAGCCGGTGTCACGCGGGAAAGAGTGGCGGGTGATGCTCACCGACGGGCAGACGTGGAACGTCAAGAAAGAACGGGGCGGATGCGGATGCGGGGGCGGATAGCGGGACGCGACGACGTGCTCGACCTCGTCATCGACGCGGTCGCCGCCTACCGGATCACCCGGCTCGTCACGTCCGACACGTTCGGTGACCGTCTCCGCGACGCCGTGATCCGATGGGCGTATGACGACCCGACCGCGGAGATGGTCGAGCAGGGCGTCGCCGACCGGCGCGGCTGGCAGGACTACGCCCACGCCGACGACGACCCGCCGAAGGTCGCTGAGCTAGTGACGTGCCCTTGGTGCGCCGGGGTGTGGGTCGGGTTCGGCGTCGTCGCCGCCCGGCGGCTCGCTCCGGGGCTGTGGGGGCCGGTCGCCCGAGCCTTGGCGGTGTCGGCTGTAGCGGCGCAGATCGCGGTCAGGGAGCCGTAACGCGCAATCGCAGGGTTAGCGCGCTATAGTCCCGCGTATGAGGCACCCCACCCCCGACCCCGACGAGGCGGTTATCGCCGCCGCAGAATGGGAAGCGTCCGCAGGGCTCATCGAGCTACCGACGCTCGACGAGCTAGCGGAGGCCCGCGCCGACGCTGCCCGCGACACCGTCGCCCCCGGCCCCACCCCGTTCAAGTAGTCGCCGTGCCGTAGGCTCGCCCCCGATGGCGCGCCGAGGCCGAACCCCGAACGAACCGCGGGCGCTCGTCGCCGCCGCCACCCGTATCCGGCTCGACGACCGCCGCCTCGCCAAGAAGCAAGGGGCACGCCGTCAGGAGTGGCAGAACGACGCGTGGGAATACTTCGACCTGTTTGGCTTCGTGAAACAGGCGATCTGGCTACAGGCCAACAGCCTCGCGAAGGCCCGGTTGTATCCGGCGGTAGCGAATCCCGACGATCCCGACGGTGAACCGATCCCGGTCGACGATCCGACGTCGCCTGTCCCGCCTGACGTCGCCGCCCAATGCAAAGCGGAACTGGCACGGTTGACGGGGCCGCTCGGCGGGCTCCCCGAAATCCTGCGCGAGATGAACATGAACCTCGAAGTACCGGGCGAGGGCTATCTGGTCGGGTACGGCGCACGCGACGAGCAGGTCAACGAACGCACGATGGAGGTCGAACGCGAGGCGCACCCCGAGTCGTGGCAGGTGCGGTCGACATCCGAGGTCACGATCACAGGCGACGGCGTCTACAAAGTCCACGACGACCCGAGCGACAAGCGGGGCACATCGCTCGATCCCGAATATGACACCTGCATTCGGTTCTGGATTCCGCACCCCCGCTACTCGAACATTCCCGACTCGCCTATGCGCGGTGAGCTAGAGGACTTCGAGACGCTGCTCATCCTCACCCGCCAACGACGCGGTGAAGGCAAGTCGCGTCTGCCGGGCGGTCTGCTGCTCATCGACTCGCAGATCACGGCGACGTCGCCGGTCAAGTCGGATCAGGACAACGGCACGAACTCGTCGACGGGCGACATCGTCCTCGACGCGATCGCCGACGCCATCAGCGACGCGATCGAGGACGAATCGTCGGCGGCTGGACTCGCGCCGGTCATGTTGCGGGTGAACGTGCCGCCCGGCAGCGACGTGTCGAAGATGGTCGCGAAGGTCGATATGAGCCGCACGTCGGACCAGTGGCTCGACGGCCGGGTGCAAGCGCTCGTCGAGTCGGTGTCGCGTGGACTGAACCTGCCGATTGAGTCGGTGATGGGTCACCAGCAGACGACGTTCGCGAACGCCGAGCAGGTCAACGACGACAAGTTCTATGACCACACCGAACCGCGGCTCCTGCTGATCTGTGATCTGTTGACGTGCGCGTTCCTGCGCCCACAACTGCTGGCACCCGACGCCGCCGGGCGGGCCGCGCCGCCGCAGTTCGAGCAGTGGGCACCGCAAATCTTCGTGTGGTACGACGCGTCGGCGATCGTCGGGAAACCGGATCGTGCCGCCGGGGCGAACGAGGCGCACGGCAACCTGACGATCAGCGACAGCGCCTACCGGGCGGCTCGCGGGTTCTCCGAGGATGACGCACCCGAACCGCTCGAACTGCTCATCCGGTCGGGGCTGCGGCGCGGCATCCTCACCGCTGACCTCACGAAGGGGCTGCTCGACTTGTTGGGCGTCCCGTTCGAGGTCGAGGCGACACCGAACGCGGTCGGCGGCGACGTCCCGACTGAGGCGACGTCGACGTACCGTGAACTGGCGGCGCTCCTGCTCGCGCAGCATCAGGCGCAGCAGGCGGACGACGTGATCGACGTTGACGCGACGACCGCGGCGGCGATGACGCTCGACGAGCTAACCGACTCGTTCGTGCGGAGCCCGCCGACCGTGAACGGCAACGGGAACGGGCAGGCGGCGATCGCCCCGGCGGTGTTGGAGCGGGTCGTCGAGCGGAACCCCGGTCGGACGCTCATGGACATCGACCGCGACCTGCGAACGAAACTGCTGGTGCTCTGCTCGACCGCCATGAGCCGGGCGTTGGAGCGGGCCGGGAACCGAGCGAAGAACGCTCTACCGCAGGCGAAGGTGCTCGTCCGCAACGTGTCACCGACGCTTGTGTGCGCGACGCTCGGCCCGTCGATCATCGCCGCGGGGGGGCTCGACGACAGTGCGCTGCTCGACGGGGCGTTCGACGAGATCGAGGACCAGTACATGCGGTGGGGCGCGTCGGCGCAGCGGGAAGCGTTGGACCTCGCCGCCGATCTCGGTTCGGGGTTGTCGACGGCGCAGCGCGACGCCTACGGGTTGCGGCAGGCCGACGACCTCGCCGAAGGCTGGCAATGGCTCAAGGAGCAGTTGACGACGCAGGCGCAGGCCCGCATGTTCGACCCGACCCCGACCGCGCCACCGCTCGGCGAGTTCGACCCGGACCTGAACGTCCCGCCGGGAATGATCCGACAGTCGATCACTCGCGCCGGGGGGACGATCGGCGTCGAAACGAAAGGCGCGGGCGACGCGTTCGTGTCGTTGCGCAACGGTGGCGAACCGGCGGGCGGTATCGGGACCGGCGAAGTGATCCGCGACGCGATCGGCGCGACCGGGTCCAGCGTCGAGGCGTACCAGTGGGTGTACGGACCGGCGATGCGTAAGCACCCGTTCGAGCCGCACGTCGCGCTCGACGGGTTGGTGTTCCGCAACTTCGACGACGACGTCCTCGCCAACAACGACGGATTCCCCGACTACGGGTACTTCTTTCCCGGTGACCACGCCGGGTGTATCTGCGACTTCGAGCCGATCGTCGTCGACGCATCCGAACTAGCAGCAGACGACGAGACGCTCGTCGCAATCGAGCAGGAGGCTTAGGCCATGTTCACGATCCGCCAGCAGGCTGACAAGTGGGAGTTGCTCGACGCCGACGGCGAGATCGTCGCGTCGCACGACACGTACCCGCTCGCGGTCGTCGATCTCGCTGGGCGACTCGCGTTCGCGCTCGCCGAAGGCGACGACACCGACGAGCCCGACGATGAGATGCCGATGGGTGAAGCCGGTCTGCTAGCGGAGACGTGGCGCGCCGACCTCTGTTTCGCCGAGGACACAGGCGACGGGCGCGACTTCTCGAACGTGACGTGGACGGCCCGCGATCCGAATACGTCGACGCTGCCGCTCATGCTGCAAACCGAGACGGAGATGGCGCACTTCGGCGCGAAGCTCGCCGGGTTTTTCACGGCCATCGACACCGACACCGACGCGCCGACCGGGGAGGGCAGGTTCTACGACACCGACGAGGGCCGCGAGCTGCGGGACATGCTGCTCGACGGTCGCCGGTTCGGGGTGTCCGTCGATCCCGGCGCGGTCGCCGCCGAGTTCACGTGCACCGAAGAGGACGACGACGGGTTCTGCGTCGACGGGACCGTCGACTTCACCGAGTACGAGATCATCGGTGTGACGGCGACACCGTTCCCGGCGTTCGCTGAGGCGTACATCGAGCTTGACACCACGGCTGCTGAGGGAGAGCAGATCGAACCTGTTGCGGCGTCTGCCGGTGAGCATGGGCCCGAACTGGTTTTCACGAGCGGTACGGATAGCACTGGTTTTGTGTGGACAGTGTCCGCTTCCGCTACACCGACTCGCCCGCCGCGCTGGTATTTCGACGACCCCCGGCTGGCGATGCCGACACCGCTCACGATCACCGACGGCGGGCATGTTGTCGGTCACGTCGCGGCGTGGGGCACCTGCCATGTTGGGTCCGAGCGGTTGTGTATCGTCCCGCCGAACAGCCGCCTGTCATACGCACGGTTCTACGGGCGCGCCGACGACTCGGCCGCGCCGCACGGCGTCGAGTGCGACGACGGCACGCACGTCACGACGGGCGCGTTGACGTGGGGTATCCCGCACGCCGACCTCACCATGCCGATGATCCGAGCGCAGGACCACTACGCGAACAGCGACCACGGTTGGGCCGACGTCGTCGCAGGCGAGGATGAGCACGGCATCTGGATTGCCGGTGCTCTACGCCCGCACGTCACCGACGACGACATCCGGGTGCTGCGGGCGTTGTCGCTGTCCGGGGACTGGCGGCACGACCACGAGACAAACGGGCTCGAAATGATCGCGGCGCTCGCGGTGAACACGCCGGGGTTCCCGATCCCGCGGGCTGTCGTTGCGTCGGGTATGGCGATCGTGCAGCCGCAGGTGCGGGCCGGGATCGGCGCAGGGCTACAGCAGACGGCGCTGGTGGCGTCGGGGATCGTCATTCCCGCTCGGTTCGCGAACATCGGCATACGGAACGCGGGGCTCACCCGGCAGCCGTGCGACTGTGACGAGCCGCCCGCCGCCGACCGTCTGGACCGGATCGAGGCGTCGCTGGCGCTGCTCGAACGACGCACCCGGCATCTGACGGGACCGGCGATCGACCACGTCGCCGAACGATTCGGGAACGCCGCGCCGCCCGCCAGCTATCACCCGCGTTAGGCCGCTATGCGCTAGAGTCTCAGGTGCCCGCTGTCGTGGCGGGCGTCCCTAACCTGAGAGGAAGCACCCCGATGGAAGTAACGCTGGTGGCCGACGGTCACCCCGACGTCAACGGCATGGGCATGCTCATGCACAACGACCGCCTATCTGACCCGCTTGACACGATTACGCGAGCGATCGGTCGACTGACGAGCAAGAGCAAAAAGACGCTCGCTAACCATGAGGACATCTCGTACCTCGAATGGCACGGCGGGCTTTACACGACCGAACGGATCGAGGCGTCCGAAAAGGGCGATCTCGTTATCCCGCCCGGTGTTGTCGCGACGATCCCGGCGTGGAACATGGTGCGCTGTTTGCAGGAGGGCGCGACGCGACACAAGCGTGGCAAGGACGTCCCCCGCGGTGTTCACCCGCTGGCGCAGTTCGCGACGCTGACGTACGACGGTCCCGATGAGATCGAGCAGCTATGGAAGTCGGGCGGGTTCTTTCTGCGTAAGCCAGTCGGCGTACGCGGGAAGCGCACACCGCGCACCCGGCCGCTGTTTATGCCGTGGCGGGCGTCGCTACGCGTCGAGGTCGACTCAGTCGTGTTCGACATCGACACGCTGTCGAGCCTGTGGGCCGACGCTGGCCGCTACGCCGGGCTCGGCGATATGCGTCCGATCTACGGGCGGTTCGAGGCCCGGATCGAGGACGCGGCATGAGTCTTTGGTCGCAGTTGACGCGGTTCTCGTCGCTGCTCGCGGCTCGGAAGGTGCGTGATGACGACTCGAAGCGCGCTGAGCGATCGACGACAGATCAGCAGGCGTCTCGGGCTCGCCTTGTGCATGAGCAGGCTGACGAAATCGAGCGTTCGCTCTAGCATGGCGCGGTGCTGCGAGGCACGGCGGGCTCTGGCCGGGTCGGGCGGGACGAGGCTCCCCTTCAGCAGTGCTCGGTTCGGCAGTGCACGGTGTGGCGCGGCGCGGCGCGGCTCGGTACGGCATGGCTCCCTTGGGCGCGGTCCGGCGATGCGGGCTCGGGCGCGGTAGGTCCGGGCGGGGTACGGCTCCCCTATGGCAGCGGCCTGGTACGGCAGGGCAACGGCTCTGCTCGGCGCGGTATGGCTCCCCTATATGTGGCGAGGTCAGGCTCGGCTCGGTTAGGCGAGATTAGGTGTGGCCGCTCTAGACAAGGCTCCCCTAAGGCTCGGCTGGGCAAGGCTTGGCACGGCTCGGTCCCGCATGGCGCGGCGGCTCAGGACAATGATGTAACCGCTTCCGGTTAGGGAGCAGCCCGCCCCTCTCACGACCCGGCGTCCGCGGGGCCGGAACGAGGGGCGGGCACCTAACCGGGTCACCATCACTCGCCGTGCGAGTCCGCGGCGAGTAGGGTGCCCGCCTAACTGACAAGTCAACGCACGCCACAGGCGGCGCGACGAACCGGCGCACAGCGCACCGTCGAGACTTCGGGCAGGTCAACTACCGCTGACCCCGAAGGGACCCACGATGGACCTCGACGAACTTCTCGAACTCTGGAATGACGAGGCGACCCGCGCCGAGATGAGCGACGACGACCTCACCGCTCTGCTCGAAGCGTTGCAGGAGCACGCCCGGTCGCTGCTCGAAGGCGAACGCACCGATGAAGTCCTCACCGAGTTGGGCGAACTGGCGGCGACGGTCGAGGCGATTGAGACGATTCAGGTCGACCGGATGACCGAAGCGGCCGAGCGCGACGAGCGCGCCGACGAGATCGCGACCCGCATCTTCGGTGAGGCCGAAGCCGACGATGGCGGCGAGCCCGACGACGGCGACGCAGACGACGAGGCGTCCGAGGATGTCGACGCCGCTGAGGACGCCGAGCAGGTCGAGATCGTCGCCGAGGACGAGCCTGAGGTCGTGGAACCGATCGCGGCTGCGGTGCAGCCGTTGCGAGTGACGCGTGTCGCCGCCCGCAGACCTGCCGTCGCTCGGCCGCGTGCGACATCGACACCGTCGACGCTCGTCGCGTCAGCGAACATCGGCGGCGGTTTC